TCCGCTATGTCCTTGACGTCATAGCCGACTGGCCGATAAACCGGGTCGGCGAACTGCTCCCCTGGCGCGTAGCACTGCCGACTGAATAACACATCCCCGTCAATACGGTTCTTGCTGCACGCTTACTGCTAACAAGCGGCTGGCACGATTGCTGATTGCCTGGAAGCTGGAGCAGCAGCAACAGGAAAATAGCGCGGTGCTGAAATCGCTGCGGCGAATGTTCCATCACCAGATTGAACGTGGCAACCCGAGACGGACATTTACAGGGATGGCTTTTATCGAAGGATAATGAAGGATGAAACTGCCGGAAGGCGATTAAACGCCATCCGGCAGCAAATCAAATAATTACTTCGCCGGAATTTCTTTCAGCAGTTCAGTCAGCAGCGTCCAGTAATGACCTACGCTTTCGATGTGAACTTGCTCATCCGGAGAGTGTGGACCGGTGATAGTTGGCCCGATAGAAACCATGTCCATTTCCGGATACGGTTTTTTGAACAGACCACATTCCAGGCCCGCGTGGATAATCTGGATGTTCGGTGTTTTGTTGAACAGACGCTGATAGGTTTCACGTACCAGATGCATCACCGGAGAATTAGCGTCCGGCTGCCAGCCAGGATATGCGCCTTTCGCTTCGGTTTTCGCGCCAGCTAGTTTACCCAGCGAATCCAGCATGCTCACCACGTAGTCTTTACCGCTGTCGATCAGTGAACGGATCAGGCAGTGAATTTCTACGTTATTGTCAGTCATGGTCACCACACCGACGTTCAGGGAGGTTTCGACCACACCTTTTGCCACGTCGGAATTGCGGATCACACCGTTCGGGGTGGCGTTCAGCAGACGAATAAAGGTATCGCGAGATTTCGCAATCAGGGCAGCTTTATCGTTCGCTACAGAGTCCAGCAACAAGGCCAGATTTTTCTCTTTCTCTGCCAGCTCGTTTTTCAGGATCTCCTGATAGGTATTCACCAGAGATTTCAGGACGTCGACTTTATCAGCTGCGACAGCAATGGTCGCAAAGGCTTCACGCGGGATGGCGTTACGCAGTGTGCCGCCGTTGAAATCGATAAGGCGCAGATCCAGTTCTTCCGCATGACCCGCCAGGAAGCGCACCAGTAGTTTGTTGGCATTACCCAGGCCAACGTGGATTTCACCGCCGGAGTGACCGCCTTTCAGACCTTTTAAGGTTAACTTGAAGGTTTCAAAACCAGCTGGAACCGCTTCACGATCTAAATGCAGGTTGGAGGTGAAGTCGATACCCCCCGCACAACCCATGTAGATTTCACCTTCTTCTTCGGAGTCGGTGTTAATCAGAATATCAGCCTGCAACCAGTTGCTCTGTAAGCCGAACGCACCGTCCATACCGGCTTCTTCGGTCATGGTCAGCAGCACTTCCAGCGGGCCGTGAACCACGTTTTCGTCAGCCAGAACCGCCAGCGCAGACGCCATACCAATGCCGTTATCTGCACCCAGCGTGGTGCCGCGCGCTTTAACCCATTCGCCATCAATATAAGGCTGGATAGGATCTTTCGTGAAGTCATGCACGGTGTCGTTATTTTTCTGCGGCACCATATCGAGGTGGGCCTGTAAGACGACCGGTTTACGATTTTCCATACCTGCGGTAGCAGGTTTACGAATCAGGATATTACCTACCTGATCGCGTTCGACATGGAAACCTTTCTCTTTTGCCCAACCAACAATGTATTCAGCGAGTTGCTCTTCATGATAGGACGGGTGAGGAATAGAACAGATTTTGGCAAAAATATCCCACAGCGGCTGTGGAGATAATTGAGACAGTTCAGACACGTTAAGTCTCCTTGTCGATCACCCGCAAAACAGTATTGCAGGTCACAGGGTTAGCAGAAAATGTTGTCAACACAAGACAGGCTTGCGAGATATGTTTGAGAATACCACTTTATCCCGCGTCAGGGAGAGGCAGTGCGTAAAAAGACGCGGACTCATGTGAAATACTGGTTTTTAGTGCGCCAGATCTCTATAATCTCGCGCAACCTATTTTCCCCTCGAACACTTTTTAAGCCGTAGATAAACAGGCTGGGACACTTCACATGAGCGAAAAATACATCGTCACCTGGGACATGTTGCAGATCCATGCACGTAAACTCGCAAGCCGACTGATGCCTTCTGAACAATGGAAAGGCATTATTGCCGTAAGCCGTGGCGGTCTGGTACCGGGTGCGTTACTGGCGCGTGAACTGGGTATTCGTCATGTCGATACCGTTTGTATTTCCAGCTACGATCACGACAACCAGCGCGAGCTTAAAGTGCTGAAACGCGCAGAAGGCGATGGCGAAGGCTTCATCGTTATTGATGACCTGGTGGATACCGGTGGTACTGCTGTTGCGATTCGTGAAATGTATCCAAAAGCGCACTTTGTCACCATCTTCGCAAAACCGGCTGGTCGTCCGCTGGTTGATGACTATGTTGTTGATATCCCGCAAGATACTTGGATCGAACAGCCGTGGGATATGGGCGTCGTATTCGTCCCGCCAATCTCCGGTCGCTAATCTTTTCAACGCCTGGCACTGCCGGGCGTTGTTCTTTTTAACTTCAGGCAGGTTACAATAGTTTCCAGTAAGTATTCTGGAGGCTGCATCCATGACACAGGCAAACCTGAGCGAAACCCTGTTCAAACCCCGCTTTAAACATCCTGAAACCTCGACGCTAGTCCGCCGCTTTAATCACGGCGCACAACCGCCTGTGCAGTCGGCTCTTGATGGTAAAACCATCCCTCACTGGTATCGCATGATTAACCGTCTGATGTGGATCTGGCGCGGTATTGACCCACGTGAAATCCTCGACGTCCAGGCACGTATTGTGATGAGCGATGCTGAACGTACCGACGATGATTTATACGATACTGTGATTGGCTACCGTGGTGGCAACTGGATTTATGAGTGGGCCACCCAGGCGATGGTGTGGCAACAAAAAGCCTGTGCGGAAGAAGATCCGCAACTCAGTGGTCGACACTGGCTGCATGCGGCTACGTTGTACAACATTGCCGCCTATCCTCATCTGAAAGGAGATGACCTGGCCGAGCAAGCGCAGGCTTTATCAAACCGCGCCTATGAAGAGGCCGCCCAGCGTCTGCCGGGCACGATGCGGCAGATGGAGTTTACCGTACCCGGCGGTGCGCCCATCACCGGCTTTTTGCATATGCCGAAAGGCGATGGCCCGTTCCCGACAGTATTAATGTGTGGTGGTCTGGATGCGATGCAGACGGACTATTACAGCCTGTATGAACGTTATTTTGCGCCGCGCGGCATTGCGATGCTGACTATTGATATGCCATCGGTGGGCTTTTCTTCAAAATGGAAGCTCACCCAGGACTCCAGCCTGTTGCATCAGCACGTCTTAAAGGCGCTGCCTAACGTACCGTGGGTGGATCACACTCGCGTCGCGGCCTTTGGTTTCCGTTTCGGCGCTAACGTTGCCGTGCGTCTGGCATATCTTGAATCGCCGCGTCTGAAAGCGGTTGCCTGTCTTGGTCCGGTAGTTCATACCCTGTTGAGTGATTTTAAGTGCCAGCAACAGGTGCCGGAAATGTATCTTGACGTTCTGGCGAGTCGTTTGGGGATGCATGATGCTTCCGATGACGCGTTACGCGTGGAGCTGAATCGCTATTCATTAAAAGTGCAAGGATTGCTGGGGCGTCGCTGCCCAACGCCAATGTTATCAGGCTACTGGAAGAACGATCCGTTCAGCCCGGAAGAGGACTCACGCTTAATCACCTCATCATCTGCTGACGGTAAATTATTAGAGATCCCATTTAACCCGGTGTATCGGAATTTTGACAAAGGTCTTCAGGAAATCACCGGCTGGATCGAAAAACGCTTGTGTTAAAAATTTGCTAAATTTTGCCAATTTGGTAAAACAGTTGCATCACAACAGGAGATAGCAATGACGTTACCGAGTGGACACCCGAAGAGCAGATTGATCAAAAAATTTACCGCACTAGGCCCGTATATTCGTGAAGGTAAGTGCGAAGATAATCGATTCTTTTTCGATTGTCTGGCTGTATGCGTCAACGTGAAACCGGCACCGGAAGTGCGTGAGTTCTGGGGCTGGTGGATGGAGCTTGAAGCGCAGGAATCCCGTTTTACCTACAGTTACCAGTTTGGTCTGTTCGATAAAGCAGGCGACTGGAAGAGTGTTCCGGTAAAAGACACTGAAGTGGTTGAACGACTGGAGCACACCCTGCGTGAGTTTCACGAGAAGCTGCGTGAACTGCTGACGACGCTGAATCTGAAGCTGGAACCGGCGGATGATTTTCGTGACGAGCCGGTGAAGTTAACGGCGTGAGTGAAATGTGCCGGATGCATCACATCCGGCAATAATCATTAAAACTGATAGGTCATGCCAACCGCGACAATATCATCATTATTAATATTCAATTTGTTATCGCTATCCAGTTGGTTGATTTTATAATCAACAAACGCTGACATATTTTTGTTGAAATAATATGTAGCCCCGACATCGATATAATTGACCAGATCTTCATCACCGATACCTTCAATATCTTTCCCTTTCGATAAGACATAACCCAGCGATGGACGCAGACCAAAGTCAAACTGGTATTGAGCGACCGCTTCAAAGTTCTGTGTCTTATTGGTAAAGCCGCCAGTTATTGGCGTCATTTTGCGTGTTTCAGAATAAAAAGTTGCCAGATAAATATTATTGGCATCGTATTTCAGACCTGTAGCCCATGCTTCTGCACGCTTGCCTGTGCCACGGCTTTGCAGGTTCTGCTCGTTGGTGCGATCTGAGTTGGTATAGGCCCCACTAATGGCGAAATCGCTGCCGCCAAAGTCATATGTCAATGACGTGCCGAAGCCATCGCCGTTTTGCTTTTTAACGTCGCGGTTTTCGTTTTTCCCTTGATATTGCAGGGTTAAGTTCAGGCCATCGATAACGCCGAAGAAGTCGGTGTTCCGATACGTCGCCAGACCGCTGGCGCGTTTGGTCATAAAGTTGTCGGTCTGCGCCGAGGAATCGCCACCAAATTCCGGGAACATATCGGTCCAGGCTTCCACGTCATACAACGCGCCCAGGTTACGACCATAATCGAAAGAACCCAAATCTTTATATTTCAACCCGGCAAAAGCGAGACGCGTTTTTTGCTGTGCGGTATCACTCTCCGCTTTATTTCCGGCAAACTCCGCTTCCCACCGACCATAACCAGTCAGTTGATCGTTAATTTGTGTTTCACCTTTAAAACCAAAACGGATATAACTCTGGTCGCCATCTTTACTGGCGTTATCACTCATATAATGCATGGCTTTAACTTTGCCATAGACATCCAGTTTATTACCGTCTTTATTATATATTTCTGCAGCCTGTACAGATGCAGATGCCACAATGCCCATCACCACTAATGCCAGAGTGCTCTTTTTCATTTTCATTCCTGATTTTAATTAACGCGCGAATATTCAGCGGGAGAGCCCCGTTGAAAACAGGAAAGTTTTTAACCTGAGATTGTTAAAGATATATTACAGATTAATAATATTCTTAAAATGTGGTAATTTATTAAATCTGTAATAAAAGCGTAAACAACTGCCGCTAGGCTTGCTGATCCCGCGCAACAAAACGCCATGCTTTGCTCGCAGATGGTTGGCAACCGACGACAGTCCTGCTAAAACGTTCGTTTGATATCATTTTTCCTAAAATTGAATGGCAGAGAATCATGAGTGACAGCCAGACGCTGGTGGTAAAACTCGGCACCAGTGTGCTAACAGGCGGATCGCGCCGTCTGAACCGTGCCCATATCGTTGAACTTGTTCGCCAGTGCGCGCAGTTACATGCCGCCGGGCATCGGATTGTTATTGTGACGTCGGGCGCGATCGCCGCCGGACGTGAGCACCTGGGTTACCCGGAACTGCCAGCGACTATCGCCTCGAAACAACTGCTGGCAGCGGTAGGGCAGAGTCGACTGATTCAACTGTGGGAACAGCTGTTTTCGATTTATGGCATTCACGTCGGGCAAATGCTGCTGACCCGTGCTGATATGGAAGACCGTGAACGCTTCCTGAACGCCCGCGACACCCTGCGTGCGTTGCTCGATAACAATATCGTTCCGGTAATCAATGAGAACGATGCTGTCGCTACGGCAGAGATTAAAGTCGGCGATAACGATAACCTTTCTGCGCTGGCGGCGATTCTGGCGGGTGCCGATAAACTGTTGCTGCTGACCGATCAAAAAGGTTTGTATACCGCTGACCCGCGCAGCAATCCGCAGGCAGAACTGATTAAAGATGTTTACGGCATTGATGACGCACTGCGCGCGATTGCCGGTGACAGCGTTTCAGGCCTCGGAACTGGCGGCATGAGTACCAAATTGCAGGCTGCTGACGTGGCTTGCCGTGCGGGTATCGACACCATTATTGCCGCGGGCAGCAAGCCGGGCGTTATTGGTGATGTGATGGAAGGCATTTCCGTCGGTACGCTGTTCCATGCCCAGGCGACTCCGCTTGAAAACCGTAAACGCTGGATTTTCGGTGCGCCGCCGGCGGGTGAAATCACGGTAGATGAAGGGGCAACTGCCGCCATTCTTGAACGCGGCAGCTCCCTGTTGCCGAAAGGCATTAAAAGCGTGACTGGCAATTTCTCGCGTGGTGAAGTCATCCGCATTTGCAACCTCGAAGGTCGCGATATCGCCCACGGCGTCAGTCGTTACAACAGCGATGCATTACGCCGTATTGCCGGGCACCACTCGCAAGAAATTGATGCAATACTGGGATATGAATACGGCCCGGTTGCCGTTCACCGTGATGACATGATTACCCGTTAAGGAGCAGGCTGATGCTGGAACAAATGGGCATTGCCGCGAAGCAAGCCTCGTATAAATTAGCGCAACTCTCCAGCCGCGAAAAAAATCGCGTGCTGGAAAAAATCGCCGATGAACTGGAAGCACAAAGCGAAATCATCCTCAACGCTAACGCCCAGGATGTTGCTGACGCGCGTGCCAATGGCCTTGGCGAAGCGATGCTTGACCGTCTGGCACTGACGCCCGCACGGCTGAAAGGCATTGCCGATGATGTGCGCCAGGTGTGTAACCTCGCCGATCCGGTGGGGCAGGTAATCGATGGCAGCGTACTGGACAGCGGCCTGCGTCTTGAGCGTCGTCGCGTACCGCTGGGGGTTATTGGCGTGATTTATGAAGCGCGCCCGAACGTGACGGTTGATGTCGCTTCGCTGTGCCTGAAAACCGGTAATGCGGTGATCCTGCGCGGTGGCAAAGAAACGTGTCGCACTAACGCTGCAACGGTGGCGGTGATTCAGGACGCCCTGAAATCCTGCGGCTTACCGGCGGGTGCCGTGCAGGCGATTGATAATCCTGACCGTGCGCTGGTCAGTGAAATGCTGCGTATGGATAAATACATCGACATGCTGATCCCGCGTGGTGGCGCTGGTTTGCATAAACTGTGCCGTGAACAGTCGACAATCCCGGTGATCACAGGTGGTATAGGCGTATGCCATATTTACGTTGATGAAAGTGTAGAGATCGCTGAAGCATTAAAAGTGATCGTCAACGCGAAAACTCAGCGTCCGAGCACATGTAATACGGTTGAAACGTTGCTGGTGAATAAAAACATCGCCGATAGCTTCCTGCCCGCATTAAGCAAACAAATGGCGGAAAGCGGCGTGACATTACACGCAGATGCAGCTGCACTGGCGCAGTTGCAGGCAGGCCCTGCGAAGGTGGTTGCTGTTAAAGCCGAAGAGTATGACGATGAGTTTCTGTCATTAGATTTGAACGTCAAAATCGTCAGCGATCTTGACGATGCCATCGCCCATATTCGTGAACACGGCACACAACACTCCGATGCGATCCTGACCCGCGATATGCGCAACGCCCAGCGTTTTGTTAACGAAGTGGATTCGTCCGCTGTTTACGTTAACGCCTCTACGCGTTTTACCGACGGCGGCCAGTTTGGTCTGGGTGCGGAAGTGGCGGTAAGCACACAAAAACTCCACGCGCGTGGCCCAATGGGGCTGGAAGCACTGACCACTTACAAGTGGATCGGCATTGGTGATTACACCATTCGTGCGTAAATAAAACCGGGTGATGCAAAAGTAGCCATTTGATTCACAAGGCCATTGACGCATCGCCCGGTTAGTTTTAACCTTGTCCACCGTGATTCACGTTCGTGAACATGTCCTTTCAGGGCCGATATAGCTCAGTTGGTAGAGCAGCGCATTCGTAATGCGAAGGTCGTAGGTTCGACTCCTATTATCGGCACCATTTAAATCAATAAGTTACACATCATTAGTACCTTCCTTATTTTTTGACTGGGACAAATTTGGGACCGATGGGTTCAGGATCGAGTCTATTTGCCGTGCGTGTTCGGTAAGGTGATTAGGTGCAAGGTGAGCATATCGACGAACCATTTCGATAGACTCCCAGCCTCCCATTTCCTGTAACACTGACAACGGGACTCCGGCTTGAACCAGCCAACTTGCCCAGGTGTGTCTCAAGTCGTGAAATCTGAAATCATCAATATCAGCCCGTCTCAGCGCCGCTTTCCAGGCTGTGTTTGCGTCATACCGCATCTTCCTTACTGTTGGCGCTTTCGTTCCGTCTGGTTTGGTACAGCTTTCCTTGTACACAAATACCCAACGGTGATGATTCCCGATTTGTTTTTTCAATACGCGACATGCAGTATCATTCAGCGCAACGCCAATTGCGCGGTTTGATTTACTCTCTTCCGGGTTTATCCATGCCACCCGGCGCTGCATATCTATTTGTTGCCATTCAAGGTTGATGATGTTCGAGCGCCTTAAACCTGTTGCCAGTGCAAATTCAACAACAGACTTTAATGGCTCCGGACATTCATCAATCAGCCTTTGTGCTTCATGGGGCTCCAGCCAGCGGATCCGTTTATTCTTTGGTTGAGGCACTTTAATAATTGGTGCCTTATCCAGCATTTTCCATTCACGCTCTGCGGCTCTTAGTAGGGCCTTTATAAATGAAAGATGCGTAGCCTTCGTTGCAACGGACGCTGGTTTTGGCGTGTATTCTGGAACAGGTTTCCCTTTTTTTCTGCATGCTTCTGCCCTGAGTCTCCAGTTTTCCTCATGACGCCGGTTCGTCATTTTCTGCATTGCTGAATAAATTTTTGATTCAGTAATGTCTCTTAGTTGCATTCCTGCGAAATGTTGAAGCCAGAATCCGATCCGGCTTTTGTCATCGTCCAGTGATTTTTTATGTGCTTTCTCTTCAAGCCACCTGACACACGCTTCCTCGAACGTTATATCAGGTATTTCACCAAGTTTGCTGACCCGCCATGCTTCAGCCTTTAGCTTGTCATGGAGTTCTGTCGCCTGCCTTTTGTCCTTTGTTCCAAGAGACTGTTTAAATCTTTTACCGTTCGGCAATGTGAAACTGGCGTACCATATTTCACCTCTGCGGAAGAGTGACATTTTCTTTCCTCTGTTATGCCATCACCCGCGCTCACCTGGACAGTATGCAGCGGAGACTGAAGAGCCGCAATGCAGGCTTGTCGTGTTGTGAGGTAAGGAGATTTATTCTTAGTGGGATCTTTGCGTGTTGCCTGAAGACGCCCTGTGCGTATCCAGTTAATGGCAGTCGGTCTGGATATCTTGAGAAAATGACAGGCCTCATCGAGTGTGAGGCTGTATGGCTCCATTATTTCACCTCTTGCTGTGACATTGTTGAAAAATGGATACCAGCTCGTTGCTGCCAGACGATCCAACCGAGAGTCATATCCCATGCCATGTATTCGTTATCGCCGTTTTTTGCTCTCCGACGATCTACTAAGTCACCGAAACGCTTTTCCATGAATAATTCATAAGCTTCGCGTTCATCTGGTTCTACTTCCAGAGATAGGAGTGCGATTTCATAAGCACGGCGCTCAATATCGTCTCGCACGTCAAGGCTGTTGATACGCTCTTTAATTTCTTTAATCAGTTCTTTGTCGGTAAAAGTGGTCATTATGCTCCAGCCTCCGGTGCTTTTGGCATTACTGCCCAGTGAGTGATATTGACGTTTTCAAGGTCCCCGACCTGAAATGTCCACTGCCATTCTCCGGTTTCTTTTTGTCCCCAGGTGTACCAGAGAGAACGCCAGCCAATTAGCCAGCCTTCTCCGTTAGCATCGAATAACAAAACACTTTCATTTGCTGGTGGCAGTTCAGTTGACACTGGTATTACTTTGTTTTCCTGTGCTGCACATTTAGCTTCAAGCGCATCGAATTTACGCACCAGGTATTCAGCATCTGTTTCATTTACTTTCAGATCTCGCGGTACACATCTCCCACGAAGAAACCCTTCCATTTCGAAAACATTCATGCGCATTTGCGTAACTCCGATAACTCGTTAAAGCGTTCCATAAACATCCCGTAGGCATGGCCCGGTGCCAGTGGAATCACGTTGAACATCTCTGTTGCCGGGATACCTTCCAGTACAGGCCAGAAAGAGCCATCATCAAGCCCGAGATCGCGGCGTTCGGTTGCCAGCATGATGAGATCGGCATATTTCACGGGCGTACTCATAACTGGGGGTAACCCGTATTTCTCACGGATTACGGCGTCTATTTTTTCTTCCATTTGTTTATAGTCAGGAAGAAGGCGTTTCAGTGGTGCGGGAATGTCCTGGCAATACGCTTCTGTTGCATCATGCATTAACGCTTCAAAAGCAAATTCCTGCGGCACCAGCTGGCTGCAAAGAACCGCATGTTGGGCGACGCTGTAGAAGTGCGAAAGATGACCGGCAAAGCGACAGATATTTGAAAGGGAAACCGCGATATCGTTAATATCGATGTCGTCTTTATTTATCCTGTCATAATAAAAATGCTTCCCGGAAAAAGTTTTAATAAATGACATTTTGTTCTCCACGTATATGCGCTGCACCGCGCTGAATTCTGGTAAAAAGAATCCCTCACCATCCGGCGATTATTGAGTAAATTACGTTTCCATAAATGCCCCCGCAGGGGCATTTGCAGTAATGAAATCAGGCGGTGAAAGTACCAATAAAGGTTTCTACTTTGCTGTCCTTGAATTTCTCAACAAGCAGATCACGAAATTCGTTAGCCATTTCTTCCTGCACCGCCTCCAGCTGAATAATGCGCAGAACCAGTACAGGACGATCGCCAGTGATAATACTGAGGCGTAATTTAAACGGACGTTCTTTCAGACCTTCAAACGGAACGCATTTAAATTCAAATGCCACTGGCATAATGTCTTTGGTCTTCGCTTCGACAGACTCCATCAGGGAGCGTTTGCCGCTGAAGTCATTATCTTCAAAATCAGCGGTCTGGTTTGCTTCAATCGTGATTTTACGGACAGCCGCAGCCGCTTTTGTTGCCTGAATAGCGTCACCATTAGCATCAAAGCCCACAAGATAGTCTGCCCAGTCTTCAATCCATTCTGCTAGTGACTTCTGGGAGTTACGCTCGCCGTTAATAGACAACAGAGCAGAGAACGGTGCTGTCTTTTTCAGTTTGAGTGTGGCGGTGTTATCTGCGTGACCTGGTTCATCAATAGTACCCAGGTTAAGCACACTGACGGCTCGCATATTATCGGCATCGATAAAGCAGCGGGTGCCTTCATCTGCAAGATCTTTAGAATAACGGGTAAAGTCATCGATGCTGGCAGTGGAAAGCGCACCACGGAAACGGAAGCGATTTAAATTAAATTTTTCCAGATCATGAATGCGGAAATTCTCAGGCAATGCCACAGCATCGGCACCAATCTTACTGATAATTTCATTAACACCCTGAGCAGAAATAAGGGCATGGATTTGATTAATTGCGGTTGCGTCTAAGTTCTGAGACATAATAAGTCCTCACTATATAAAGATATTCAGTGATGAGATAAATAATCGGTTAATTAAGAACGATATTAATGACCTGCTGCGCGGAGTTTTCCGTCAGGTTCACCGGCAAGAGTCAGTAATTGTCCCTGGTCTTCCTGCAGAATAGTCAGGCGACCACCGCGATTGACATACATCGGCGTTTCGGTGGTGTCTTCTTCGGAAATTTTCCCGCGGTTAGTCGGGCGAACATATGAGAGTTTGTGTTTGATTTTCACACGGTTCTCATCAAATGGTTCGATTTCCAGGTTGAGTGAGACCTTACCTTTGGTTTTCGTGTTCATCACACCGGAAGCGACTTCACTGAGAACTGCGCCGATTTTGGTTTCAAATACGCCGCCGTCCAGCTCCCCAATAAATGCCTGCACATCAGTACTGCGTTCGCTAGCCATTTTTCTGCTCCTAATCATATCGACCCTGCAAGGTCGGTTGGTTTCTCCACAAAACAGAGAAGAACACCTGCGGTGGCAGCCGCCCGGATGGATTGGGTTATGAGCCCGTCGTCCGGTGATGTTCTTCTCTGTTTTGTAAAAAGAGCGGTACCAGCCGGAAGCAAGTGTACAAACTGGTACCGCGAGGACTACACACAGCATAAAGTTGTGGTGCCGGGTGCCTCCCGGTGCCTGGCGAAAGTTGCACACCAGGCGGGTGGGTATCCACAGAAGGTCGACTGTCAGCCTCAACCTTAACCCGCGTGCGCTGAGCCGCATTCACCACAACGCTAAGGATTCTCTCTGGTTGAAAATACTTAGCTGTTATGTGCCTGTCTTTTCACCACTTCAGGCTCGGTGGTATCTTGGTGTTTTCATATAGCCAAGAAGGAAATAGTTATGACCAAAGAAGAAAAAATTCTTTATTTATTCCAACTATCGGTTAAGACTCACACTGCATATCAGACTGCTGCCATGACATCAGATAAAAATTACAGTACGTCAGAAAACCCGATAGACGACATAAGCAAGCTTTACGATAAGTTCGAAGCACTACTCGATAAAAAGTTTGCTGAGGCTGGGCTTGAGTGATTGTTGAATAATCGACAAAACCCAACTTAAATTTTCGTCAGTGGGCTCGATGCCATGTGCGGTGAGCTCACTTTTCAAAACTCCAAGCAATTCAGAGCTGATTTTCAATATATCTGCTTGATTTCTAACTATTCCCACTTTTTCCTCCCTTGGTCTACGCGCGGTCATGTTTTACGCCCAAACGACTTCACAGTTATTGTTTAAAATCTGGACTTTCATTTCATACACCTGCTTTAACATGAGTGCCTAGTGGCACAACATGACTCAACGAATCATCCTGGACTTCATATGCCCCAGGCGGCTACTTCGTGGGCGTCCTGCCTGTTCGTTGTTTCGCTTGGGTACATTATGTATCTCAAAGGTACATTGTCAAGTATAAAAAAACCTGCCGAAGCAGGTTCATAAACATTGATTAGGCTTTGATTTTGTATCTTCTTGGTTTTCCTGAGAAAATCACTGTACCAATTATAGAGCAATTACCGTTGATCTTAATGTAAGGCTCAGGCCAGTTTGGGTTTAACGCTTTGAGATAACGCTGTGTCCCATCTTCTATCAACCTTTTGAAGGTGGTTTCACCTGTATCGTGCATCAATGCAATAACGTCGTCACCGTGGCAGGCAGGTACTTCAGGATCGACAAAAATCATGTCTCCCGGGCGGTACTCATCAATCATTGAATCACCTATCACCCGCAAGATATAAGTCATTTCCCCACAGGGTACAGGGCAGGGATACGTTTCTGCTGTGCTCAAATCAACCTCAGAATATCCAACTTCTTTCCATGCTCCGGCCTGTACCCATGATATGACAGGGACTAATGTGATTTGTTTATTAGTGATTGAAACATCAGGTTTTTTTGTGATGTTCGTTGTCTGGTGTTCTTGATCGAGCCATCCGACAGGCAGGTCGAAACATTTTTCGATGTGTCGTGCCATGCTGTCACCGATATTTTTAGTAGCACCATCTCCCATAAACCTGCTGGTCTGGGTTGGCTCGCGATCAATCATAGTGGCAAAGGAAGAATTCCCGCCAACACCATCTCTCAGTTTTCTGGCGTTAGACCGCCGGATGTCATGGATTGTTTTCATAACGAAATTAAAACCCTTGTACCGTTAAGGTACAAGTATCTTGAAGGTTCATTTCAATCATGTAATATGTACACCGGAGGTACATATTGTATGAAAGCGTATTGGGACTCTTTAACCAAAGAACAGCAGGGCGAGTTGGCCGGAAAAGTTGGCTCAACACCTGGCTACTTACGGCTGGTTTTCAATGGCTATAAAAAAGCCAGTTTTGTGCTGGCTAAAAAACTTGAGCAATGCACGTCAGGTGCAATTACGAAATCTGACTTAAGACCGGATATCTATCCGAAAGATTAGCAGAACACTTTCAATTTTTAACCACAGAACGATGAGGCTAATTGTGGGTAAGCATCACTGGAAAATAGAAAAACAGCCTGAGTGGTACGTGAAAGCTGTCAGAAAAACTATCGCTGCGTTGCCGGGTGGTTACGCTGAAGCGGCTGACTGGCTCGATGTAACAGAAAACGCTTTATTCAACCGCCTTCGTGCAGATGGCGATCAGATTTTCCCGCTGGGATGGGCAATGGTTTTACAGCGTGCTGGTGGCACTCACTTCATTGCTGATGCTGTGGCGCAGTCTGCAAATGGCGTCTTTGTGTCTCTTCCTGACGTCGAGGATGTGGACAACGCCGATATTAACCAGCGTCTGCTGGAAGTCATTGAACAGATCGGCAGTTATTCAAAACAGATTCGTTCAGCAATCGAAGACGGTGTAGTGGAACCGCATGAGAAGACAGCAATTAACGACGAGCTGTATCTCTCAATTTCGAAGCTGCAGGAGCATGCAGCACTTGTCTACAAAATTTTTTGCATTTCAGAAAGTAATGACGCCCGCGAGTGTGCAGCTCCGGGCGTCGTGGCGTCGATTGCTTCTGGTTGTGGAGAAACTAACGCATGAACAGTTTAACAACACACTACCGTCGCTCGCAACTGATTGCGCTTCCTGTTCCGGGTGGAAAAGCGAAGGTGGAATATTGCTATGCAGTGAATGTACCAGGTGACAGGGAAATTGTAACCCACAGCTTTGCAGAGTGGGCTGTGGGTGATTTCAACCGGCAGAAGGAGACAGTCCTTTGCGACAAGTTAACCGCTGGTTCAAAGATCACTACGGAGTGCCCGTCAGAGTCATTCGTTGGGAGCCGGAAACACAACGTGTTATCTACCTCCGCGAAGGCTATGAGCATGAGTGCTTCAGCCCGCTCGAACAGTTTCGTCGTAAATTCAGGGAAATAGAGGTCGGTCATGAGCACTAAATTAACCGGCTATGTATGGGATGGTTGCGCTGCATCAGGCATGAAATTATCCAGCGTGGCAATTATGGCCCGCCTGGCTGATTTCAGTAATGACGAAGGTGTGTGCTGGCCATCAATTGAAACCATTGCCCGTCAGATTGGCGCGGGGATGAGTACCGTCAGAACGGCTATCGCACGGCTGGAAGCAGAAGGCTGGTTAACGCGTAAGGCGCGTCGCCAGGGTAACCGCAATGCGTCGAATGTTTATCAGCTTAACGTTGCGAAGCTTCAGGCAGCGGCATTTTCTCAACTGTCAGATTCTGACCCGTCAAAATCTGACGCATCAAAATCTGACCCGTCAAAATTTGATGCGTCGAAATCAGGCAAAAAAGCGGGTTTTCACCCGTCAGAATCTGGCGGGGATCCGTCAGTAAAATCAAAACATGATCCGTCAGATAAAAAACCTTCTCGTCCGGACGCTTCGCAACCGGACACGCAGACGGCTGAACAGGATTTTTTAACTCGCCATCCTGATGCGGTTGTATTCAGCCCTAAAAAGCGCCAGTGGGGGACGCAGGATGATTTGACCTGCGCACAGTGGCTCTGGAAAAAAATCATCGCCCTGTACGAGCAGGCTGCCGAATGTGACGGCGAGGTGGTTCGTCCCAAAGAACCGAACTGGACAGCCTGGGCAAACGAAATTCGCCTGATGTGTGTGCAGGATGGTCGTACTCACAAACAAATCTGCGAGATGTACAGCCGCGTCAGCCGCGATCCGTTCTGGTGCCGTAACGTGCTCAGCCCGTCGAAGCTGCGGGAAAAATGGGATGAGCTTTCCCTGCGCTTATCGCCGTCCGTCAGCACGTACACAGAAAAACGCGAAGACCCGTACTTCAAAGCCAGTTACGACAATGTGGACTACAGCCAGATCCCGGCAGGATTCAGGGGGTGAGCATGAGTCTTTTGAATGACGTTCAGAAATTCATTGAAGCCCATCCGGGCTGTACTTCCGGAGACATTGCGGATGCTTTTGCAGGTTACTCACGGCAGCGCGTTCTGCAGTCAGCAAGCAAGTTACGTCAGAGTGGGCGTGTGGCTCACCGTTGTGAAGGAGATACACACAGACATTTCCCGCGCCTGACTGAGAGAGCGCAGGATCCGGAACCACAACCAGTTCGTGAAACCAGACCTGTGCGCAATTTCTATGTCGGCACTAACGATCCACGGGTGATTTTGTGCCTGACCCGCCAGGCTGAAGAACTGGAGTCCAGGGGCTTATACCGTCGTGCTGCAACCGTGTGGATGGCGGCATTCCGTGAAAGCCACTCCCAGTCAGAACGAAACAATTTTCTGGCGCGCCGTGAGCGGTGCTTACGGAAAAGCAGCAAGCGCGCTGCATCGGGTGAAGAGTGGTATCTGTCAGGGAATTACGTGGGGGCTTAATGAGTAATAAATATTGCCAGGCGCTGGTGGAACTGCGGAACAAACCAGCCCATGAACTGAAGGAAGTGGGCGATCAGTGGCGCACGCCGGACAACATTTTCTGTGGAATTAACACCCTGTTTGGCCCGTTTGTTCTGGATCTGTTTACTGACGGTGATAACGCCAAATGTGCCGCGTATTACACGGCGGAAGATAACGCGCTGGCGCATGACTGGTCAGAACGTCTTGCGGAGCTTAAAGGTGCTGCCTTTGGTAATCCCCCATACAGCCGCGCCAGTCAGCATGAGGGGCAATACATCACCGGCATGCGTTACATCATGAAACATGCCAGTGCCATGCGTGATAAGGGCGGGCGCTATGTTTTCCTGATCAAAGCTGCCACCAGCGAAGTGTGGTGGCCGGAAGATGCGGACCATATTGCTTTTATTCGCGGGCGTATTGGTTTTGAACTGCCTGCCTGGTTTATCCCGAAGGATGAGAAGCAGGTGCCGACAGGCGCTTTCTTCGCTGGTGCTATTGCTGTTTTCGACAAGACCTGGAAGGGACCGGCAATCAGCTACATCGGGCGCGATGAACTTGAGGCATGTGGTGAAGCCTTTCTGGTGCAGGTTCGCCAGCAGGCGGAAAAACTGGTCAGGGAGATGGCGGCATGACGACGTTAACTCAATGCCAGCAGCAGGTGCTGGATATGCTGATTTCTTACCAGAAAGAGCGTGGCTTTCCGCCAACCAATCAGGAGGTGGCAACCATGCTGGGATACCGTTCAGTGAATGCAGCGGTAGAGCATCTTCGTGCACTGGAGAAAAAAGGCGTCATCACGATAAAGCGTGGCGTGGCCCGGGGGATAACGCTTCATACCGCGGTGAAGGACGACGACAGCGAGGCGGTCGGGATTATCCGCGCACTGCTTGCCGGTGAGGAAAACGCCAGGCTGCGTGCAGCCCACTGGTTACATGAGAGAGGCCTGAAAGTATGAAGCTGATCTTGCCTTTCCCGCCCAGCGTGAACACGTACTGGCGACACCCCAACAAAGGGGCGTTTGCTGGTAAGAGCCTGATAAGCGCGGCGGGGCGAAAATTCCAGAGCGCGGCGTGTGCAGCAATAGTTGAGCAGTTACGTCGTCTGCCGAAACCAACGTCGGCACCTGCTTCAGTGGAGATCGTGTTGTTTCCTCCGGATAACCGGATCCGCGATCTGGACAACTATAACAAGGCGCTGTTTGACGCCCTGACCCACGCGGGTGTGTGGGAAGACGACAGTCAGGTGAAAAGAATGCTGGTGGAGTGGGGACCGGTTATCCCGGAAGGGAAGGTCGAGATCACTATCAGTAAGTACGAGAAAACGGCGGGTGCAGCCGCCTGATTAAGAGGAGAAACGAAGTATGAATAATCTGATGGTCATTGATGGTATTGAAGTTCGTCGTGATGCTTATGGGCGTTACAGCCTGAACGATCTGCATCGCGCAGCAGTAGCATCTGGTGCAAATGCCAGAACCAAGGAGCCGGGAAAGTTTCTTTCCAGCCAACAAACTGTTGAGCTTGTTCATGAATTGACCAACACCCAGAATTTGGGTGTTGACCCGGTGAGTGTGATTCATGGGGGAAATGAACGGGGAACGTATGTCTGCAAGGAACTGGTGTATGCCTATGCAATGTGGATCAGCCCGTCATTCCATCTGAAGGTGATCCGTACTTTCGATATGGTAACCAGCGCACCGGAAAAATTATCCGGACAGGCTGCTGACAAGATGCAGGCTGGCGTGATCCTGCTGGACTTTATGCGCCGGGAGTTAAACCTGTCTAACTCTTCAGTGCTTGGTGCCTGTCAGAAACTCCAGGAGGCTGTTGGCTTACCGAATCTGGCACCGCGCTATGCCATTGATGCTCCTGCTGACGCGCCTGATGGCTCAAGCCGCCCCACGCTGTCATTGAGTGCACTGCTGAAGCAGTATGGTATCCGCCTGACGGCTAATCAGGCATATCACCAGATGGTGAAGCTGGGGATCGTCGAGCAGCGAGAACGGTACAGCCGTACCACGATTAACAACATCAAAAAATTCTGGTCGCTGACAGCGAAAGGCTGCATGTTCGGCAAGAATATCACCAGTCCCGCAAATCCGCGCGAGACGCAGCCGCACTTCTTCGAATCCCGATTCCCTGAGCTGTTAAAGCTGCTCGATACCGTTCATTGAGGTGACCGTGAGAGCACTACTGACCCCTGAAATTGCCCCGCGTATGGGGATCGTATTGTTCAGACCAGGTTCAGAGCTGATGCCCCTGTTTATGCAGGGGCGTGTCCTGCTGGAGCCTGAGCCGGAACGTTATTCATCTTTCGCCAGTGGTGCCGTTCCGGCGGCATCACAACCGCTGGCGGATGATCCTGCCGTTCAGGCCGTGTTCCGCAATGAGGCAGTGATCCGTCGTGCTGGTGGCGTGGAATGTCTTGAAAGCTGGTTACTTCGTGAAAAAGGCTGCCAGTGGCCTCATTCCGACTGGCACAGCGAGAACATGACCACAATGCGACACGCTCCGGGCGCAATCCGTCTGTGCTGGCACTGCGATAACCAGCTGCGCGATCAGTTCACGGAACGGCTGGAATCAATGGCAACGGATAACTGTGCCCGCTGGGTGTTGTCTGTTGTGCGTCGGGATCTCGGTTTTGATGACAGTCACGTTGTGACAATGCCGGAACTGTGCTGGTGGCTGATTCGTAATGATCTGGCGGATGCCTTACCGGAAAGTGCAGCCCGTAAGGCACTGAGATTACCGAAGCCTGTTGTGCCGTCTGTTACCCGGGAAAGTGACCTTGTGCCTTCGGTTCCTGCCACCAGCATCATCCAGGATAAGGCGAAAAAGGTGCTGGCGCTGAAAGTGGATCCGGAGTCGCCGGAGTCTTTTATGTTACGCCCAAAACGTCGCCGCTGGGTTAATGAAAAGTACACGCGCTGGGTTAAGACACAGCCGTGTGCATGTTGTGGAAAGCCTGCTGATGATCCCCACCACTTGATAGGCCACGGTCAGGGTGGGATGGGTACAAAAGCGCATGACCTCTTTGTGTTGCCTTTGTGCAGAAAGCATCACGACGAGCTGCATGCGGATACCGTGGCATTTGAAGAGAAGTATGGCTCCCAGCTGGAGCTGATATTTCGTTTTATCGATCGTGCGCTGGCAATTGGCGTGCTGGCCTGATTTTGTGGAGAAAGTTGATGCGTGATATGTATGAAGTGATGGATCGTTGGGGAGCTTGGGCTGCTTCAGACAATAGCGGAGTGGACTGGCAACCGGTAGCCGCTGGCTTCAAGGGGCTTTTACCTCATGGCAAAAAGTCCCGGATTCAGTGTGATGATGATGAGGGGCTCATGATCGATGGGTGCGTAGCTAGATTAAGAAAGTACAAACCAGAAGAGTATGAATTAGTTATAGCCCATTTTGTGGTAGGGATTTCATTGCGAGCCATTGCTAAGAAGAGAAAGTGTTCGGATGGGACTATCAGGAAAGAGTTGCAAACATCGCTTGGTTTCATTGAAGGCATTGTTTGCACTCTTGCCTGTTAACTATTCTTAACTGTCTTCTAGTTATATTGGGCGCTTTGAATTCGATTTAAAGCGTCTTCCACTTATCCCTGAAATCCAAATGTCTTCCTCAAGAAAGTCAAGAAGGGCTTTTATTTCTTTTTTTGATGAAGGCATGACAATTTTCTCAACACCGCCAACTATTATGGTTTGTAAGGGGAAATTGACTTTAGCAGCTTCGGATTTAAACTTTGACATATTTTGGGGTGTTAGCATCCCAGTCTGATTTATTAGTGTTACTTTATTTCTTATCACTGTATCTGCAACGGATTTTAGATCAAAACCTTGGGGAGTAGAAAATACACTAAGTTGACTAAATGCATTAAGTTCTTGGTCAGTAGCAGCAGAAAAATAGGACGACATGTCAAAAATGCTTCTTAGATTAAAGAAACTCTTAAATCGTATTGTATCATTGATAATTATTGCAACTAGTTTATCATCAACATTAAAACCGATGCTATTAGCTTTACTAAAGGTAGTTTTGCTTGCAAAAAGCTTTCCAAAGAATGATTTTGAGGTATCTAAGATTTGTTTTTTGTTGAAGGTTTGTAGCGCAATAATATTGGGGTTTGCTGGCGCGTCAACACCAACAAATAATGCTTTAATATAACCAATATCAATTTGGCTGGGATCCCAGACAGGCACGGCGGTAGGCCTATTGACTGCGTCAATCAGGCGTGCAGAATCAGTAAAGTTTTGTATTTCAAAACACTCACTATGTTTTGGTGTATAACCGGCATAGAATGGTATCATATTGTTATGATGACTTTCAAAATATTGACGCTGTTGTTGGAAAATGGCCGTAACAGAAGTACTTGCTGTTGCATCAAGTTCGACTCTAACAATTCTCGTTGCAATTGTATTATCTATTACTGCAAAAAGTGCCATGGTTATTATCCTTTAACATGTAGAAATGTGTAGTCTGTTAATTGAATAACTGTAAATTTGATATCTTTAATATCAGTAATGACTGATTTAGAAATCAATACAAAACCTACGCCGGTGTCATCTTCAGCTTCGTAAAATTTATAACCGATAAGTGACAATACTGGGTTAAAGTTATAGTTCTCGGAAAAGCTGATGTAAAATAACAATGACAAATAAAAGAATAACGCATATGCTTTATTTTCAGCAATAGAGTCTGTTCCTAGGAGAGGGAATAAATAGCTTAAGAAATAATTAGTTACTTCTTTGTTAGCGGGAGAAACTGAACTAATATTTTTTGTCAGAGGTTCAAGTTGTTTCTCAGCATATTGAATCAGGCCTATTGCTAATAACCAACTTGCTATGCCAACGCATAAGCTATATTGCATCAGCCAAACCGTATCTTTTACATATCCAATAAAAAATAGAGTTGCGCAAACAGGTGCAATTGAGCTTGCTGTTAATAATAAGCGTGCTAATTTGTTCATCATGATATCCTTTGTACTGTTTATGCATACAGCACTTTACATCATGTACTCCAAAGTATCTATCTTGTGAAGAATCTTACACTAAATACTACAGAAAAAGTTAACGCGTACGCAAAAAGTATTATATCGTGTTAAGAGTGGTTACTTCGCCACACAGCTTAAACCCGCCATTGAGCGGGTTTTGTCGTTTTTGGGCCTAGGGATTCGTTGGGCCTGGTCTATCCCGCAGTTATCCATTGGCTCGGCTTCTTTGACGTTTCCGCTTCTGATTTGCGGTACATGATGTTCCCTCAATTTGCACCTCCTGTATTGCGAGGTGAGAGATAACTACAAATGCCTCATAACCCAAATACCTGGCTGGAGTTGGTCCAGAGCTGGTGGCGTGGAGACACACCGCTGGGCGCAGTGATTATGTCGATCGTTATGGCTGGCTTGCGCATTGCCTATTTTGGCGGTGGTGGTGGCTGGAAGCGAAAAACGCTCGAGATTTTGCTCTGTGGCGCTTTGACGCTGACCTTTGCATCCGCTCTTGAGTATGTCGGATGGCCTAAATCGCTTTCTGTTGCCATTGGTGGCGGTGTTGGGCTGATCGGTGTCGATGCTATTCGTGGGGCTGCAATGCGAGTAATCGGTAACAAATTTGGTAGCACGAAGGAGTAATTTATGCAGGTACTAAATTCCCAGCGTAAAGCTTTCCTCGATATGGTGGCATGGTCAGAAGGAACGGATAACGGGCGACAACCGACACGTAACCACGGTTATGATGTTATTGTCGGTGGAGAACTCTTCACTGATTACTCCGATCACCCTCGCAAACTTGTCACGCTAAACCCCAAACTCAAATCAACAGCGGCCGGACGTTACCAGCTTCTTTCCCGTTGGTGGGATGCTTACCGCAAGCAGTTAGGGCTGACAGACTTCTCTCCTAAAAGCCAGGATGCTGTTGCATTACAGCAGATTAAAGAGCGTGGCGCTTTACCGATGATTGATCGCGGCGATATTCGTCAGGCTATCGATCGTTGCAGCAATATCTGGGCGTCGTTACCTGGTGCAGGTTACGGTCAGTATGAACATAAAATCGGTGACCTGATTTCCCGTTTTAAAGAGGCTGGTGGGGTGGTAAATGAAGTTGAGCTATAAGCTGGCTATCTCTGCATTCTTCTTTACTGTCATCGGTTCTTTCATCTGGTCTGCCAACCACTACTACAGCAAATATCAGCACGAAAAGAAACGTGCTGATGAGGCTGTACGAAATGCTGAATCAGCAACAGCCATTACCAATAACGTCCTGCAATCACTACAAATCGTCAATACAGTTCTGGAGGCTAACCAGCATGCAAAACAGCAGATCGCACTGGAGTCACAGAGAACCCAGGAAGATATCAAAGTGGCTGTTGAGAATGATGATTGCGCTTCACGTGCTGTGCCTGCTGCCGCTGCTGACCGGTTGCGGAAGTACGCGGACAGTTTACGTGCAGGTTCCAACGATGCCGTTACCGGCGAACCTGCTCGCTGAAACTCCACAGCCAGTTATCCCCAATCCTCTGACTTATGGAGGTAGCCTAGATTTAAATGTCAGTTTATTGTCGGCATTATGGCAGTGCAATTTGGATAAAGCGGGGATTAGAAAGATAGAGGCGAGCCGGTCAGGTAGAAGTGAATCAGGCTCAAAGTGAAGCGGAAAAGCTCTTTGGCATAAGGTGACGTAATAATAATTACAGTCAACTGACTTTTGGAACGAAACATGTTTAACCTCCTTAATTGGTGTTATTCGAGTGATGAAGGCATTCTGTCCTTCTGTAGTGTCCAGTAAATCAAACAGGAAACTTGTCCAACGTGTTGGACAAGCCTCTCCATTAGTGAGTTGTATTGATCACAACTCTACAAAGTATTCATTACTGGGTAGATGAAAATAGTTTCACGATGAATGGAGGAGGCTATGTCGGTGGCTTCTTCATTGGAGTACATATGCCATCACGAATCCCAAAAGCCTGCCGTGTTCGTGGCTGCCGCCATACCACCACAGACCCGTCAGGCTACTGCGAAAGCCACAAAAGCGAAGGCTGGAAGCAATACAAGCCAGGCCAGTCCCGTCATCAGCGCGGCTACGGTTCGAAATGGGATGCTATCCGTGAACGTGTACTGAAGCGTGACAAAGGCCTGTGTCAGTTATGTCTGCGTGCCGGTGTGGTGCGTGAGGCGAAAACCGTTGACCACATCATCCCTAAAGCACATGGCGGCACTGATGCCGACAGTAATCTGCAGAGTCTGTGCTGGCCGTGTCATAAGGCGAAGACGGCCCGTGAACGGTTAAAGTGATAATAATTCTCAACTGTCTGTGGGGGAGGGGCGGGTCAAATCCCTGTGACCTGACGTCTTCCGGACTGCCCGCCCCATCGTTTTTTTATACCCGCGAAAAATGAAATTTAACCAGGAGTGCCGCATATGGCTGGAACGGCGGGGCGTTCCGGGCGTCGCCCCAAGCCAACGGCGCGCAAGGCGCTGGCCGGAAACCCCGGCAAGCGAGCCCTGAACAAAGATGAACCTGTTTTTACGCCCATCAAAGGTGTTGAGCCACCGGAGTGGTTCGCAGAAGAAGATCTCCCTCTCGCCACGATCATGTGGCAACTGACAACCAAAGAACTCTGCGGTCAGGGCCTGCTGTGCGTGACTGACCTGGCGGTACTTGAGCGGTGGTGCGTGGCCTATGAGTTCTGGCGACGTGCCGTGAAAAATATTGCCAGCCAGGGCAACACCATCACCGGTGCAATGGGCGGCAGGGTCAAAAACCCGGAGCTGACCGCCAAGAAAGAACAGGAGTCCGAGATGAGCAGCACGGGGGCAATGCTCGGACTCGACCCCAGCAGCCGCCAGCGTCTGATAGGCCTGGCGGGGCAGAAGAAAGCCACTAACCCGTTTCTGAAAATCATCGAATCATGAGCCGGAAATCTTACCCCAACGTAAATGCTGCCAATCAGTATGCCCGTGATGTCGTGCGGGGAAAGATTGTGGCCTGCCAGTTTGTGATTCAGGCCTGCCAGCGCCATCTTGATGACCTGATGGCGGAAAAAAGTAAGTCGTTTCGTTACCGCTTCGACAAGGACCTGGCTGAACGGGCCGCCAAATTTATTCAACTGTTGCCGCACACCAAGGGTGAGTGGGCATTTAAGAGGATGCCCATCACGCTGGAGCCGTGGCAGCTCTTTGTGATCTGCTGCGCGTTTGGCTGGGTCAATAAAGGCTCCCGGCTGCGCCGCTTCCGTGAGGTGTATACCGAAATCCCCCGTAAGAACGGCAAATCGGCAATCTCTGCCGGTGTCGCCCTGTATTGTTTTGCCTGTGATAACGAGTTTGGCGCGGAAGTGTATTCCGGTGCCACGACAGAGAAACAGGCGTGGGAAGTCTTTCGCCCGGCGCGACTGATGTGTAAACGCACACCCATGCTGACGGAAGCGTTCGGGATTGAGGTTAACGCCTCAAACATGAACCGTCCGGAGGATGGCGCGCGGTTTGAACCGCTGATCGGTAACCCCGGTGATGGATCATCACCCCACTGTGCGGTGGTGGATGAATATCACGAGCACGCCACCGATGCGCTTTACACCACGATGCTTACCGGGATGGGGGCGCGACGTCAGCCACTGATGTGGGCCATTACTACTGCCGGGTACAACATTGAGGGGCCGTGCTACGACAAACGGCGGGAAGTTATCGAGATGCTCAACGGTTCGGTACCCAACGATGAACTGTTCGGGATCATCTATACCGTTGACGAAGGTGACGACTGGACCAACCCACAGGTGCTGGAAAAAGCCAACCCGAATATCGGGGTGTCGGTTTACCGTGAGTTTTTGTTAAGTCAGCAACAGCGTGCGAAAAATAACGCCCGTCTGGCAAACGTCTTTAAAACAAAACACCTCAATATCTGGGTGTCGGCGCGTTCGGCGTATTTCAACCTGGTGAGCTGGCAGAGCTGCGAGGATAAATCACTGACTCTTGAGCAATTCGAGGGGCAGCCGTGCATTCTGGCCTTTGACCTGGCGCGTAAACTGGATATGAACAGCATGGCGCGACTTTATACCCGCGAGATTGACGGTAAAACGCATTACTACAGTGTGGCCCCGCGTTTCTGGGTACCGTATGACACGGTGTACAGCGTCGAGAAAAATGAAGATCGACGGACAGCCGAACGCTTTCAGAAATGGGTGGAAATGGGCGTTCTGACCGTTACCGATGGTGCGGAAGTGGATTATCGCTACATCCTCGAGGAGGCCAAAGCGGCGAACAAAATCAGCCCGGTCAGTGAGTCACCCATCGACCCCTTCGGGGCGACCGGGCTGTCACATGACCTTGCTGATGAAGACCTGAATCCCATCACTATCATTCAGAACTACACCAACATGTCCGACCCGATGAAAGAGCTGGAAGCGGCAATTGAATCGGGGCGCTTTCATCATGATGGCAATCCCATCATGACCTGGTGTATCGGCAACGTGGTCGGCAAAACCATTCCGGGTAACGATGATGTGGTGAAGCCCGTCAAAGAGCAGGCGGAAAACAAAATCGATGGTGCAGTTGCGCTGATTATGGCGGTTGGCAGAGCCATGCTGTACGAGAAAGAAGACACGCTGTCTGACCACATTGAGTCCTATGGGATCCGCTCGCTTTAACTGAGGTAATTATGATCATGCTGATTCTCGCGCCTCTGGTGGGCGTGCTGGGGGCGCTTTTGCTGGCGTATGGTGCCTGGCTGATTTATCCCCCGGCGGGGTTTGTTGTTGCCGGGGCGTTGTGCCTGTTCTGGTCGTGGCTGGTGGCGCGATATCTCGACCGTACACAGATGTCTGTTGGTGGAGGTAAATAGTGTTCTTTTCGGGATTATTTCAACGAAAAAGTGACGCACCGGTGACCACGCCAGCAGAGCTGGCGGATGCTATCGGGCTGTCATACGACACCTATACCGGAAAGCAGATCAGCAGCCAGAGGGCCATGCGACTGACGGCGGTTTTTTCCTGCGTCAGGGTGCTGGCGGAGTCGGTCGGGATGTTGCCCTGCAACCTGTATCACCTGAACGGCAGCCTGAAGCAGAGAGCCACTGGCGAACGTCTGCATAAGCTGATCTCCACGCATCCCAATGGCTATATGACGCCGCAGGAGTTCTGGGAGCTGGTGGTCACCTGTCTGTGCCTGCGGGGAAACTTTTACGCCTACAAAGTGAAAGCATTTGGCGAAGTGGCTGAACTGCTGCCCGTCGATCCCGGCTGTGTGGTACCGAAGCTTAACAGTAGCTGGGAGCCGGTCTATCAGGTCACATTCCCGGATGGCTCCACGGATGTACTGAGCCAGGAGGATATCTGGCATGTGCGCACGCTGACGCTGGACGGACTGGTGGGGCTGAATCCCATCGCCTATGCCCGCGAGGCAATATCGCTGGCGGCAGCGACCGAAGAGCACGGGGCCAGACTGTTCAGCAATGGCGCGGTGACGTCGGGTGTGTTGCGTACAGAGCAGACGCTGTCAGATCAGGCTTATGAGCGCCTGAAGAAAGATTTTGAGGAGCGTCACACCGGGCTTGGCAATGCTCACCGCCCGATGATCCTTGAGATGGGGCTGGACTGGAAGTCGATGGCGCTGAACGCCGAGGACAGCCAGTTCCTGGAAACCCGCAAGTTTCAGCTTGAAGAAATCTGTCGTCTGTTCCGGGTGCCGTTGCACATGGTGCAGAACACCGATCGCGCCACCTTCAACAATATCGAAGAGCTGGGGCTGGGATTTATCAACTATTCACTGGTGCCGTATCTGACCCGCATCGAACAGCGGATCAACACCGGACTGGTACGAAAAAGTAAGCAGGGCGTTTATTACGCCAAATTTAACGCCGGGGCGTTACTGCGCGGGGATATGAAGTCCCGTTTTGAAGCCTACGCCACCGGGATCAACTGGGGAATTTACTCTCCCAATGACTGCCGCGACCTGGAAGATATGAATCCGCGTCCCGGTGGTGATGTCTATCTCACACCGATGAACATGACCACGAAACCCTCCGATGGCAGTAAAGCCGGTAAGCAGAAGGATAACGCCAATGCAGACGAAACAACGTCTTGATGTACCGCTGAGTCTGAAATCTGTCAGTGACTCCGGTGAGTTTGAAGGGTATGGCTCCGTCTTTGGTGTAAAGGACAGCCACGATGATGTGGTGATGTCCGGGGCATTTGCTGCTTCCCTGCGGGCGTGGAGTGACAGAAAAGCGTTACCAGCGCTGCTCTGGCAGCACCGCATGGATGAGCCCATCGGTGTTTATACCGAAATGAAGGAAGACGATGTCGGGCTTTACGTCAGGGGGCGGTTGCTCATTGATGATGATCCCCTGGCAAAACGCGCACATGCACACATGAAGGCCGGTTCGTTAACCGGCCTTTCTATTGGGTACGTCCTGAAGGACTGGGAATACGACCGGACGAAAGAAGCCTTTCTGCTGAAAGAAATCGACCTCTGGGAAGTCAGTCTGGTGACGTTTCCGTCTAACGACGAGGCGCGGATCAGCGACGTCAAGAACGCGCTGGCCCGCGGGGAAATCCCCGAACAGAAAAAAATCGAAAGAGTCCTGCGTGATGTCGGACTCTCCCGTACCCAGGCCAAAGCATTCATGGCCGGGGGCTATGGCGCACTGTCCCTGCGCGACGCTGAGGATGTGGGCTCTGCACTGAATGCACTGAAAAATCTGAACTTCTAATCAGGAGAAATACGATGGCGGTTGATATTAAAGATGTCGAACAGGTCGCGCAGGAGCTGCAGCAGAAGTTTGACGACTTCAAAGCAAAGAACGACAAGCGCGTGGATGCGATTGAGCAGGAAAAAGGCAAACTTGCCGGGCAGGTGGAAACCCTGAACGGGAAACTCAGCGAGCTGGAAAACCTCAAAAGCGATCTTGAAAAAGAGCTGCTTAGGCTGAAACGTCCGGCAGGTGGTGCGCAAAATAAACTGGCCACCGAGCATAAAGAGGCGTTTGTGTGCTTCCTGCGTAAAGGCCGTGAAGACGGTCTGCGCGATCTGGAGCGTAAGGCATTGCAGGTGGGCACCGATGAAGACGGTGGCTACGCCGTGCCGGAAGCGCTGGATCGCAACATTCTCAACCTGCTGAAAGATGAAGTGGTGATGCGTCAGGAAGCCACGGTGATCACCGTTGGCGGTTCCGACTACAAAAAACTGGTGAATCTGGGCGGCACGGCTTCCGGATGGGTTGGCGAGACTGACACGCGATCCCAGACTGCCACCTCCAGACTGGAGCTGATTGAACCTCTCATGGGGGAAATCTACGGCAACCCGCAGGCTACCCAGAAAATGCTGGACGATGCCTTCTTCAACGTGGAGGCCTGGATCAACAGCGAGCTGGCAACCGAATTTGCCGAACAGGAAGAAATTGCCTTTACCTCAGGCGATGGCACCAAGAAGCCGAAAGGGTTCCTGGCGTATGAATCCACTGATGAAACCGATAAGGTCCGGGCGTTCGGCAAACTTCAGCATATTGTATCCGGCGAAGCGACGGCGGTGACCGCAGACGCCATTATTAAACTGATTTACACGCTGCGTAAGGCACACCGCACTGGCGCGAAGTTCATGATGAACAACAACAGCCTGTTTGCCATCCGTCTGCTTAAAGACAGCGAGGGTAACTATCTGTGGCGTCCGGGGCTGGAACTGGGGCAGCCGTCCTCTCTGGCGGGTTACGGTATCGCTGAAAACGAACAGATGCCGGATATCGCCGCTGATGCGAAAGCCATTGCATTTGGTAACTTCAAACGGGGTTACACCATCGTTGACCGTATCGGCACCCGCATTCTGCGTGACCCGTACACCAATAAACCGTTTGTCGGTTTTTATACCACCAAACGCACCGGCGGCATGCTGGTCGATTCGCAGGCCATCAAACTGCTGAAAATTGCAGTGGCGTAATCACTCAGGGGCGCGGAACCGCGCCCCTGTTCTGACGGGTGAAGAATCATGATCCTGAAACAAGATCTGAAATGGTCACCGGACGGTATGCGTGTTGAGGTCATTCGGGCCGGTGAGTATGACGACGGGGCGCTTCCTGCCCGGGTGCAGGAGATTGCACTTCAGGCCGGGTTAGCAGAGCGCGGAACCAGTGCAAAAAGCAGTAAAGCGACAAAAGAGAAAAAAGCCACGACCAGTAAAGAGGGCTGAGTATGCTTCTGACAATGGAAGAGATTAAAGCCCAACTCCGGCTGGATGAGGATTTCGATGCTGATGACCGCCATCTGCAACTGCTGGCCTGTGCGGCACAAAAGCGGACGGAAACGTATCTGAACCGGAAGCTCTATGCACCGGATGAAACCATTCCGGACAGCGATCCGGACGGGCTGCACCTGCCGGATGATATTCGTCTGGGGATGCTGATGCTTATCAGCCATTTTTACGAAAACCGCTCGTCGGTTACGGAAGTGGAGAAACTCGACATGCCGCAGAGTTTTGGCTGGCTTGTCGGCCCGTACAGGTACTTTCCGCAATGAAAATTCGTCAGGCGCAGACCAGCGCAACCTACATTCTGCCAGACCCCGGTGAACTGAATAAACGCGTCCTGATCCGCCAGCGGGTGGATATGCCCGCGGATAACTTTGGCGTGGAGCCTCAATACCCGGTTGCGTTCCGGGCATGGGCGAAGGTTATCCAGACCAGTGCCACCACCTGGCAGGAAACCGCGCAGATCGGAGACGCCATCACCCATTACATCACCATTCGTTACCGCCGGGGGATCACTGCTGATTATGAGGTGGTCTGTGATGACAGTGTGTACCGGGTGAAACGTCAGCGTGATCTGAACGGGGCGCGGCGCTTTCTGTTGCTGGAGTGTACAGAGCTGGGCGAATTTACGCAGAGTCACGGAGGCAGCAATGGCGACTCCCTTTTTGCACGTTGATGTTCAGCAGCCCACGGAGATGCGCTTTAACCGCGCCCGTGTCCGGCGGGCGTTTGTCACGATTGGGCAGCGTCATATGCGTGATGCCCGTCGGCTGGTGATGCGCCGTGCGCGGTCGGCACCGGGTGAAAACCCCGGTTATCAGACCGGACGCCTGGCTCGTTCGATTGGTTATATGGTGCCGAGAGCCAGTAAAAAGCGAGCCGGTTTTATGACACGCATTGCCCCTAACCAGCGCAACGGGAGGGGGAACCGGATGATCTCTGGTGACTTCTATCCGGCGTTTCTGTTTTTTGGTGTCCGGGGAGGAGCAAAACGTCGTCGTAGTCATCATCGTGGTGCATCCGGTGGCAGCGGCTGGCGACTGGCTCCACGTAATAACTTCATGGTGGAAACTCTTGAAAAGAACCGCAGCTGGACACGCTATTTTCTGGCGCGGGAATTGCGTAAATCACTGAAGCCGGAGCGACGACACAGATGAAACTGACGCCTGTTATTGCTGCACTGCGTGCCCGCTGTCCGTATTTTGAAAACCGGGTTGCAGGCGCGGCCCAGTTCAAAAATCTGCCGGAGGTCGGAAAGCTGAAACTCCCGGCGGCATATGTTGTACCGGGTGATGATTCTCCGGGAGAAAACAAAAGCCAGACCGACTACTGGCAGGAGCTGAAAGAGGGTTTCTCCGTGGTTGTCATACTGAGTAACGGGCGTGATGAGCGCGGTCAGTTTGCCTCGTATGATGTGGTGGACGATGTCCGGCAGATGCTCTTTAAGGCTCTGCTGGGCTGGAACCCGGAGGCGTGCGGTAACCCGATTACCTATGACGGCGGCACGCTGCTGGATCTGAATCGTCATGAGCTGATTTATCAGTTCGATTTTTCGGTCATCAGCGAGCTGACTGAAGACGATACCCGCCAGCAGGATGATCTGAACAGTCTGGATGAACTGCAAACGCTGGCGATTGATGTTGATTATCTCGAGCCCGGTAACGGGCCTGACGGCGATATCGAACATCACACCGAAATAACCCTTCCTTCCTGAGGATCCTCATGTTTGTCAAACCTGTTAAAGGGCGGTCAGTGCCTGACCCTGCCCGCGGCGACCTTTTGCCCGCCGAAGGGCGAAATGTTGACGAGAACAACTACTGGCTGCGCCGTGAAGCAGCGGGTGATATCCGGTGCGTGAATAAAAAGGTGAATACCGATGACGATAAGCTTTAACACCATTCCGTCGAATACGCTGGTTCCGTTGTTTTATGCGGAAATGGATAACCAGGCGGCGAATACTGCACAGGACAGCGGAGCATCGCTGCTGATTGGTCATGCCAATAACGGTGCAGAGATTGTTGCCAACAGTCTGGTACTGATGCCGTCGGCAGACTATGCACGCCAGATTTGTGGTGCGGGAAGTCAGCTGGCGCGTATGGTCGAGGCTTATCGCCAGACTGACCCGTTTGGCGAGCTGTATGTGATTGCCGTTCCTGAATCCACAGGCGCGGCGGCAACAGTTACGCTGACGGTGACCGGGGCAGCAACCGAAACCGGCACGGTGAATGTTTATGTGGGACGTACCCGCGTGCAGGCACCGGTGACCAACGGCGATAACGTCGCGACGATTGCCAGCAGTATCAAAGATGCCATCAATGCCGTTCCGGCCCTGCCGTTTACGGCCTCATCTTCGGCTGGTGTGGTTACACTGACCGCTCGCCATAAGGGGCTTTGCGGGAATGAAATTCCTGTCAGCCTCAATTACTACGGCTTCGGTGGGGGCGAAGTGCTGCCAGCGGGCGTACAGATTGCCGTGGCGACGGGGACCGCCGGAACGGGCGCTCCGGTTCTCACCGGCGCGGTGGCTGCAATGGCGGATGAGCCGTTTGATTATATCGGTCTGCCGTTCAACGACACGGCCTCTGTTAACACGCTGGTGACCGAGATGAACGATACCAGCGGTCGCTGGAGCTATGCGCGTCAGCTGTATGGTCATGTGTATACGGCAAAGGCCGGCACACTGTCAGAACTGGTGAACGCAGGTGACCAGTTTAACCAGCAGCACATCACCCTGGCGGGGTACGAAAAAGAGACCCAGACGCCTGCCGACGAGCTGGCAGCCAGCCGTACCGCCCGCGCAGCGGTGTTTATCCGCAACGATCCGGCACGTCCCACGCAGACCGGTGAGATGGTGGGTATGCTGCCTGCGCCGAAGGGGAAACGGTTCACGATGACCGAACAACAGACCCTGCTGTCTCATGGCGTGGCAACGGCGTATGTCGAAAGCGGGGTACTGCGCATTCAGCGTGATGTCACCACGTACAGGAAAAACGCTTACGGGGTTGCGGATAACAGCTACCTCGACAGTGAGACACTGCATACCAGCGCGTATGTACTGCGCAAACTGAAATCCGTCATTACCAGTAAGTACGGGCGTCACAAGCTTGCCAGTGACGGTACCCGCTTTGGTCCCGGTCAGGCGATTGTCACCCCGGCGGTGATCAAAGGGGAACTGCTGGCAACCTACCGTCAGCTTGAGCGTGCGGGGATCGTGGAAAACTACGAACTGTTTAAGCAGTACCTGGTTGTGGAGCGTGATGCCAGCGATCCGAACCGCCTGAACACGCTGTTCCCGCCTGACTATGTTAACCAGTTGCGTGTCTTTGCCGTGGTTAACCAGTTCCGTCTTCAGTATTCAGAGGAGTCTGCATAATGGCCCGTATCGGGGGAACCTGTTATTTCAAAATTGACGGTCAGCAGCTATCGCTGACCGGCGGCATTGAGGTGCCCATGAACAGGACGGTCAATGATGACATCATCGGCCTGGACGGTTCAGTGGACCGCAAGGAAACTCACCGTGCGCCCTATGTCAAAGGGACCTTCAAGGTGCCGAAGAATTTTCCGGTGAGCAAAATCACCTCGTCTGATGAGATGACCATCACTGCCGAGCTGGCGAACGGTCAGGTCTATGTACTGTCGTCTGCCTGGCTGCACGGCGAAGCGAACCATAATGCCGAAGAAGGCACGGTTGATCTTGAGTTCCACGGTGAAGAAGGGGATTACCAGTGATTGAGCTTGTACTTAAAAAACCGATCATCGCCCACAAAGAAACACTGCATGTGCTGGAAATACGTGAGCCTACGTATGACGAGATTGAGGCGCTGGGGTTCCCTTTCTCTGTTTCACCTGATGGTGGTATGAAAATGGACAGTCAGGTAGCGCTGAAATATATCCCGCTTCTGGCCGGGATCCCGCGCTCGTCTGCAGCGCAGATGACGAAGCTGGATATTTTCAAGGCAGGCATGATTGTAATGCGTTTTTTTACCGGCTTGGAGACGGAAGAGACCTCCGGAAGCGATTCTACAATGTCGCGTGGTTCTGGAAATTAAACCCCCTTGAACTTCGCCGGACGGCTATTTCCCACTTTGCTGATCTGGAGGCAGAGGCTGTCCGTATAAATGAGGAGATGAAGCATGGCTGATAATTTTCAGCTGAAAGCCATCATCACCGCTGTTGACAGGCTGTCCGGCCCGCTTAAAGGTATGCAGCGTCAGCTTAAGGGATTTCAGAAAGAAGTCTCCAGCCTTGCTCTGGGCGCTGCCGGGGCGGGTACTGCAATAATGGGGGCACTGGCACTCCCTGTAAAATCAGCCATCACCCTTGAATCGAAGATGGCTGATGTCCGCAAAGTGGTGGACGGTCTGGATACGCCGGATGCGTTTAAGGCCATGACGGAGCAGGTACGCGCTTTGTCTACTGAGCTTCCCATGTCTGCAGACGGGATCGCGGAAATTGTGGCGGCTGGCGGTCAGGCCGGGATTGCACGTGATGAACTGATGCAGTTTGCCACTGATGCGGTGAAGATGGGCGTGGCCTTTGATACCACGGCTGAAGAGTCCGGGCAGATGATGGCCCAGTGGCGTACTGCGTTTAATATGACGCAGGATGAAGTGGCCGGGCTGGCTGACAAAATCAACTACCTTGGTAATACCGGCCCGGCGAACGCGAAGAAAATCTCCGATATTGTTACGCGTATTGGTCCTTTAGGTGGTGTTGCAGGTGTGGCTTCCGGCGAAATCGCGGCAATGGGGGCAACCATTGCCGGGATGGGCGTGGAGTCAGAAATTGCCGCCACAGGGATCAAGAACTTCATGATTTCCCTGACCGCGGGAAATTCTGCGACAAAATCGCAGAAACAGGCATTGCGTTTTCTGCGGATCAATCCGAAGAAATTAGCTGCTGATATGCAGAAAGATGCCCGGGGCACCATGCTGTCTGTACTGGATGCGATGGCTAAAGTGCCTAAAGAAAAACAGGCAGCTGTGCTGAATGCCCTGTTCGGGAAAGAGTCTCTGGGCGCGATAGCACCTCTGCTGACTAACCTTGATTTGTTGCGTACCAACTTCAGGCGGGTTGCGGATTCCCAGCAGTATGGCAGTTCGATGCAGAAGGAATATGCTTCGAGGGCAGCGACGACGGAAAACCAGCTTTTACTTCTGCAAAATCAACTTGATGCCATTTCTTCCACGCTGGGGGAAACGTTTCTTCCTGAGGTTAATGATGGTCTTGAAGCGGTAAAACCGCTCCTTGAGGAAGTGAGAACGTTTGTCCGTGAAAACCCGGAGCTCGTTAAGACCATTGCTAAAATCGGTCTGGCTTTACTGACAGTGGGGGCCGCTGCAGGCTCTTTGTCCAGAATCATGAAAATTCTCGGCGGTGTGATGAATATGACGCCTGCTAAGGGGCTGATTGCTCTTCTGGTTGGTGGCGCTTACCTCATTATTGATAATTGGGAAACCGTAGGCCCTGTCATAAAAAAAGTCTGGCACGTGGTGGATGAAACGGCGCAGGTGATGGGGGGATGGGAAACTGTTCTGAAAGCGATTGCCCTGTTTATGGCAACCAAATGGGTTGCTGACGTTACCAAATCCATTACCGCAGTGACCAGAGAGATGCGTACGCTGGGGAAGGTATCGGCAGAAACGGGATTGATGGGGAAAGGCCGCGGCTTTATCGGGAAGGCCGGGGTATATGGTTTTTTGGGAACCCTGATGTATGAGCCGGTTAAAGATACTCTGGAAAGTGTTGTTCCTGAAGATACGGTTAACTGGCTGGATAATAAAGGGCTGTTTCTGGCTTCAGACTGGACGCCTTTTTTTGATCGTAAAGAGTACGAGCAGTATCAGGCCAGCCTGAGCCAGTACAAACCCAATGTTCCGCTGTTGAATCCATCTTCTTCCATGACACAGCACAGCGAGCTGAAAGTCACGTTCGAGAATGCTCCGCCAGGTATGAAGATAATTGATGTACCGGGCAAAGCCGATCCCCTGATGAAAATCACGCACGATGTGGGGTATTCCCCTTTTCGTTTTCCACGATAACGCAGTCCTTTTTGAGGTCAGTCTATGGATTTATCCTCATTTCCCACCCGACCTTCATTACTTTCGTCGTCTTCAGGCTGGCGTGACAGACTTCAGGACGCGTCATTTCGCGGTGTGCCGTTTAAGGTTGAAGAAGAAAGTGCGGGAACCGGTCGCCGTGTGGAAACACATGAATACCCGAACCGCGACAAGCCCTATACCGAAGATCTGGGAAAAGTCACTTTCCGCCCGTCCATCACAGCTTATGTAGTGGGAGATGACTGCTTTGACCAGCGCGATCGCCTGATTGAAGCGCTGAATAAACCCGGTCCCGGCACGCTTGTCCACCCGACATACGGTGAGCTGAAAGTCTGTGTTGACGGGGAAGTTCGGGTCAGCACATCGAAAAGTGAAGGGCGTATTGTCCGCTTTGACCTGAAGTTTGTCGAAGCAGGAGAACTCTCTTACCCCACATCAGGTGCGGCGACGGCGCAGACGCTGATGTCATCCTGTTCTGCACTGGATGACTGCATCAGTGACAGCTTCAGCGGTTTCAGTATCGATGGTGTGGCGGATTTCGTGCAGAACGACGTTATCGGTAATGCCAGCACAATGCTTGGGTATGTTTCTGATGCGATGAAAGTGGTGGATTCTGCCGTATCGGATGCCGCCAGGCTGTTGCAGGGGGATATCTCGGTACTTCTGCCGCCGCCATCGTCAGGCAAAAATTTCGTTGAGCAGGTGCAGAAAATGTGGCGTACCGGGAAACGCCTTTATGGTAACGCCAGCGACCTGGTCACCATGATCAAAACGCTTTCCGGTGTCAGCCTCGGCAGCGATCTGCAACCGCGCGGCGTCTGGAAAACGGACAGTAAAACCACCGCCACGGCGACGCAGCAGCGTAACGTGGTTGCCAGCACCCTTCGTACGACCGCAATCAGCGAAGCGGCGTATGCCGTCACCCGATTGCCTGCGCCAACAACTTCCGCGGTGATGCAGAATTCCGCAGTGGGGCAGGCAACAACACCCGCGCAGAGCACTGGCTGGCCTTCCGTCACGCATCCGGCACTGAACAATGCACCGGCGGTGAAAAACACGGTTGACCTGCCGACGTGGGAAGAACTGACTGACATTCGCGACACACTGAATACGGCAATTGATAAGGAGTTGTCCCGTACAACCAGTGATGCGCTGTTTCTGGCGCTGCGCCGGGTGAAAGCAGATCTGAATGCGGATATCAACACGCGCCTTGAACAGTCTGCACGGATCATTCAGCGCACACCGGATGAGGTTTTACCCGCGCTGGTGCTGGCGGCGACCTGGTTTGATAACGCGGCGCGTGACGCGGACATTATCCGGCGTAATGCCATTACGCATCCCGGCTTTGTGCCGGTGATCCCTCTGAAGGTGCCAGTGCAATGAACGACAATGTCACGCTACGGGTAAATGGCCGGGAGTGGAATGGCTGGACATCGGTGCGCATCGGTGCCGGTATTGAACGGCTGGCGCGGGATTTCAGTGTGGAGATCACTCGCCAGTGGCCGGGAGATGAGGGTATCACCACGCTTCAGCCGCGCATTAAAAACGGTTCAAAAGTGGAAGTGCTGATTGGTGATGAGCTGGTGATCACCGGCTGGGTGGAGGCGACTCCCGTTCGTTACGATGCCCGTTCGGTCAGCACCGGTATTGCCGGACGTAGTCTGACGGCTGACCTGATTGACTGTGCAGCCGAACCGACACAGTTTAACGGACGCTCGCTGGTGCAGATTGCGCAGGCGCTTGCTGCGCCTTTCGGCATTGAGGTGGTGAACAGCGGTGCGCCATCGGGTGTTATTCCTGATGTTCAGCCTGATCACGGTGAAACGGTGATTGAGGTAATCAACAAAATACTCGGTCAGCAGCAGGCGCTGGCTTACGACGACCCGCACGGCAGGCTGGTGATTGGCGGTATTGGCTCAACGCGGGCACATACCGCGCTGGTACTTGGGGAAAACATCCTTTCCTGTGATACGGAGAAGAGTATCCGGGAGCGGTTTTCTGTTTACCAGGTGGCGGGGCAGCGTGCCGGAAACGACGATGATTTCGGTGAGGCCACCACCACCGCGCTGCGGGCCCGCACAGAGGACGCATTTATTGCCCGTTACCGTCCGATGTATATCAGGCAGACAGGGCAGGCTACGGGGGCAGGCTGTATTGCCCGTGCGGACTTTGAAGCCCGACAACGGGCGGCGCGGACGGATGAAACCACCTATGTGGTGCAGGGCTGGCGACAGGGTAACGGTACGCTGTGGCAGCCCAACCAGCGGGTGATTGTCTTCGATCCGGTCTGTGGTTTCGACAATACCGAACTGCTTGTCTCGGAAGTCACGTTTACTCAGGACCAGAACGGCACCCTGACGGAAATCCGTGTCGGCCCGCCTGATGCTTATCTGCCTGAACCCGAAGCTCCCGGCGCGCGGAAAAAGAAAAAAGCCAGAGTACAGGAGGACCCGTTCTGATGAGAACGATTGAAGCCATGCAGCGACAACTTCTCGGCCTGATTGGGCGGGCAGTGGTGAAAAGCATCAGTGCCGCCACGAAATGCCAGACCGTGGATGTGTCCCTGATTGCCGGTGAACCCAAAGCCGGGGTTGAACATCTTGAACCCTATGGTTTTACCGCAAGGGCAAACAGCGGTGCGGAAGCGGTGGTGTTGTTTCCGGATGGCGACCGTTCTCATGCGGTGGTTGTTACGGTGTCGGACCGGCGCTACCGCCTGAAAGGGCTGCAGACGGGTGAGGTGGCTGTCTATGACGATCAGGGGCAGTCCGTGACGCTGACCCGGGAGGGGATCGTGGTGGACGGTGCAGGTAAAACGATCACGTTTCGCAATTCACCTAAAGCACGTTTTGAAATGGACCTGGAAGTGACCGGACAGGTGAAAGACCTGTGCGACTCCGGCGGCACCACCATGTCAGCGATGCGGCTTGCCTATAACGGGCATCGTCACAGAGAGAACGGGCAGGGCAGTAACACCGACAAACCTGATAAAGCGATGGAGGCATGATGGAACTGTGGCTGACGGTGAACGGTAAACGCACCTGCGCCAGCGCACCGCTGGATCCGCTGACCCGCGCCGTGGTGATTTCCCTGTTTACCTGGCGGCGGGCGGAGCCTGATGACAACGCCGACGTCCCGATGGGATGGTGGGGGGATACCTGGCCTGCGGTACAGAATGACCGTTACGGCTCCCGACTGTGGCTGCTTCAGCGCAGCAAACTGACCAATCAGCTGGTGCAGACGGTAAGGGGGTATATCCGCGAATGCCTGCAATGGATGATTGATGACGGCGTGGTGTCCCGTATTGATCTGGATATCCGCCGTACCGGGATTAATGAACTGGGTAACAGTATCACTCTCTGGCGTCGTGACGGACCGGTAATGATTTCTTTTGATGATCTGTGGAGTGCGATAACGCATGGCGGACAGTGAATTTCAGCGCCCGACGCTGGCAGAAAATATCAGTATGCTCCGTAACGATTTATTCGCCAGGCTGGACGTCAGCAACACGCTCCGGCGCATGGATGAAGACGTGCGGGCAAAGGTGTATGCGGCGGCGCTGCATACGGTCTACGGGTACATCGATTATCTGGCAATGAATATGCTGCCTGACCTGTGCGATGAGTCCTGGCTGGCGCGACATGCTGCGATGAAACGGTGTCCGCGCAAGGGGGCCACGGCTGCCAGCGGGTATATGCGCTGGGAAGGTGTCAGCGATGGCCTGAAGGTGACCGCCGGGAGCGTGATTCAGCGCGATGACCTGGTTCAGTACACGGCAACTGCTGATGCAACCAGCTCCGGTGGTGTCCTGCGCGTGCCGATCACTTGCTCAAGTGCAGGCGCGGTCGGTAACGCTGACGACGGTACGGCATTAATCCTGGTCACGCCGGTGAATGGTCTGCCGTCTTCCGGTGTTGCAGATACCCTGACTGGCGGATTCGATACTGAAGATCTGGAAACGTGGCGCGCCCGCGTCATTGAGCGGTATTACTGGACGCCGCAGGGCGGGGCTGACGGGGACTATGTCGTCTGGGCTAAAGAAGTGCCCGGCATTACCCGCGCATGGACATACCGTCACTGGATGGGAACGGGAACTGTCGGTGTGATGATTGCCAGCAGTGACCTGATTAATCCCATTCCGGAAGAATCAACGGAAACGGCGGCAAGACAACATATCGAGCCACTGGCCCCGGTGGCAGGCTCTGATTTGTATGTGTTCAGGCCGGTGGCACATACGGTGGATTTTCATATCCGTGTGACGCCGGACACACCGGAAATACGGGCTGCCATCACCGCGGAGTTGCGTTCGTTCCTGCTGCGTGATGGTTATCCGCAGGGAGAACTGAAGGTATCGCGTATCAGTGAGGCGATTTCCGGTGCGAACGGGGAATACAGCCATCAGTTGTTTGCACCGGCAGACAATATCTCCATTGCAAAAAATGAACTGGCGGTACTGGGGACGATTTCATGGACGTGACAAACGATGATTACATCCGTCTGTTGTCGGCACTGTTGCCCCCCGGTCCGGCGTGGTCAGCCAGCGATCCGGCGATTGCCGGTGCGGCACCGTCATTAACCCGCGTTCATCAGCGTGCGGATGCCCTGATGCGGGAGCTGGATCCGCGCACCACCACTGAACTGATAAACCGCTGGGAGCGTCTGTGCGGCCTGCCGGATGAATGTATTCCTACAGGGACACAGACCCTTCGCCAGCGTCAGCAACGGCTGGATGCGAAGATTAATCTGGCGGGCGGCATTAATGAGGATTTTTACCTTGCACAGCTTGCTGCCCTGGGCAGACCAGACGCCACCATCACGCGATACGATAAAAGCACGTTCACCTGCTCATCTGCCTGTACTGACGCGGTGAATGCGCCGGAATGGCGGTATTACTGGCAGGTCAACATGCCAGCCGCCACCAACACCACCTGGATGACATGTGGCGATCCCTGTGATTCCGCACTGCGTATCTGGGGCGACACCGTTGTCGAGTGTGTGCTTAACAAACTCTGCCCTTCGCATACCTACGTAATTTTTAAATATCCGGAGTAATCCATGCATCGTATAGACACGAAAACCGCGCAGAAGGATAAGTTCGGCGCGGGTAAGAACGGTTTTACCCGTGGTAACCCCCAGACCGGCACGCCTGCCACCGATCTGGATGATGACTACTTTGACATGTTGCAGGAAGAACTCTGCAGCGTGGTGGAGGCATCCGGTGCCAGCCTGGAGAAGGGGCGGCACGATCAGCTTCTTACCGCGCTTCGTGCGCTGCTGTTAAGCCGCAAGAATCCGTTTGGCGATATCAAATCGGATGGCACTGTGCAAACGGCTCTCGAAAACCTGGGAATGACAGACATTCTGAATGATAAACAGGATAAAAATGATAATCTGACATCATTGTCGAGCTTAACAGGAATACCGGATGGGCTGGCATTTTTTACAGGTGCTGGAACAATGGATATGACAGCGCTGACTCAAAATGGTAGGGAAATTTTAAGTAAAAAAAACGTATCGGAAACTCTACAATATTTAACACTTGGTGATGGAACAGGAAGGCTTTTGGGGGTTCAGGTATTTGGATCATCTGGGACTTATCACAAATCACCTGGTGTAACGAAAATTATAGTGGAAGCCGTTGGCGGTGGTGGTGCCAGTGGCAATTTATCAGCAACAGCCTCAAATAACTGTGGTGTAAGTGCTGCCGGTTCCAACGGGGCATATGCTAAAGCATTTTTTTATCAGTCTATACCTGAATCCGTGCAAGTAACTATTGGAAGCGGTGGTGTAGCAGGAACAGGACCAGGAGGCTCTGGAGGTGACGGCGGGAATACAAGCTTTGGTGATTTGCTTGTATGCCCGGGAGGAAGGGGATCAACTCAAGTTCAGCAGGTACCTCCATTTTCAGGGGGAAGTGCAACAGAAGCACCAATTCCTACAGGGCAAGGGATTCTGTTCCATTCAGTTTCACGATCAAATTTATGTGGGGCACTTGGACTTGGTGATGATCAGGCGATTGGCGTTGAAAGTATAACCACTACTATGCTTGGGACATACGGTATTGGCGGGACAGGTAAATACAATAAGGCGTCATCAGGCCCAGCGACAGGAAATAATGGAAATCAGGGATATATTCTTGTGTGGGAGTATCAGTAATGAGCGATATTTATGCAGTCGTACAAAATGGTGTCGTTACAAATCTTGTTGTATGGGATGGTAAGTCAGAGTTTAAGCCAGAAAAAGCGGATATAGTTAAATGTGTTGGAGATGTTGGTATTGGCTGGTCATATGACGGTAAAAAATTCATCAAGCCTGAAGATAAAACCGCGCAATAGCGCGGTTTTATTTATTTTACTGCTAAAATTCGTTTTCTTAGCATCAGCTCTAAAGGCTCCTCAACTAATTTATAAAGTATGATTGAGACTATGGTTATTATAACAAGGAGCGCTATTAAATAGAGTGGTCCGGGGTTATGTCCAAAGATTTTAAAGCAAAATAATATAATGGGTTGATGAATTAAATAAAAAATAAATGATGATTTCCCTAATAGCTCTAGGGTTTTTGAACTGAGGATAGTATGAATGACTCCATTTCTTAGATAGATGCATGAAGTAAAGAATATTACCATGGGGAGTAAATAATATAACGAATAACGTAGACTATTATTTATGTTGTTGCTATAATATATAGCTATTAGCAGAGGTAATAGTGAAATTAAAAACAAAAGGCTGTCGACTGTCTGCTGTCGGCTGTTTTTCCAGCAAGCGTAAATAATCATGCCGCAAATAAATTCTACCAAGCGGCTTACTGGGAATATATAATATAACCAGTGATTAAGTTCTTCTGTTTGTATAATTTTTAAAAAATATATAGTTAATAGTAGAGTTATAATTGATATTGCAGTGATTACTTTCTTTGTAATTGATGTATAAATCAACGGAATAAACATTAAATAAAAAAACAGCTCATCAGACAAAGACCATGATACACCATTTAATGAGAAGTAGTAATCCTCCTTTGGTATCCAACTTTGCATTAATAAAATATTTGTTAAGGTTTTTGAAAAATCAAAGTTCTTTAAGTGAATGGTTAGTAAAATAAATGGCATGGCTAATAATAGATGCATTGGAACAATTCTTGCCAATCTTAAAAGAATAAACTGTCTTTTACTTGTTACTTCATTTTTTAGCTTGTCTTCATATGAATATGAAAGAATGAAGCCAGATAAAATAAAGAAAAAGGAAACGCCAATAAATCCCTGGGAAAACATTTCTTTTACAAAAACACCAAAATAGTCTGTATTTAAATGGCATAAATAAACCATTAATGCAGCTATAAATCTGAGTCCTGTTAAGTGGCGAAGCATCAATAACCTCTTGTTATGAAGATAAAGCAATTCAAAAGAGGCATTTTATGACTGTAGGGGATTGGTGTCTATATGAATGAGTAATCTGGTTTTTAAAATCTTCTTTAATTACAAAATAAACCTTTCTTAGGCTATAGATTTGTGGCTGTAACACTGTGTGTCCACGACATTGAGACATCCTTCCGCTTTGCTATAGATGTGGAATTCAGGATCAAGCGATATCGGACTCATCCTCAGCACCACCCGGTTAATCTGGATAACGGGAGAAGGGAAGCGCTGCCAGAAGATGATGATGGTTACAGTTCTGCACTGGCTATTCTGCACTGGCTATATTCGTGGTGATCACTTACATAATTAATGACGCCAGGAATACGGAGTTTGATGATTGCCTGGTGATGTGAGAAAAAACTCATACACACAAAGCTTTGAACTGGATTGCAAGGCTTTGTGCTATTCGATAGCACGAGTTTGAATGAAAATCAGCCGTTATCGATTTTACGTATTTTTGTATGAGAGGATTTTTACCTCCTCCCACCGATCCTCCATAACTTTACGACACTGTCTCTAGGACTGCTATGTGCCAAGAGCGGAATTTTCTAATATTATGCTGCATTCGTTTAAGGGGAGCAGATCAGCTAACGACTCCTACGTCCTGGGGAAAGGTCACATATGCTAAACAGCAGCTCAGCAAAGAGAAGAGCGAATTTGGTAACGGGAAACCGTTATGATATGAATAAGGCTCCCAATGGGAGCCTTATTTTTTGATAGGGATGATGAATATTATCCGAGGCTTACTGGCTTTACACCTTTCTTCGGCCCGACCATATCCATGTCTTTTTCCTTCTGACCAACTTTGGCAAGTTTGTTGCCGTCGATGGAAGCCCAGAAGTCGAGAGAGCGTCTTGCACTAGCCATAGCTTTATCAGAAGTGATTTTTTTATGTTGTTTGATCATGGTTAACCTCTTTGGCTATAGACTTTACGGATAATTTTATAACAAATGCGTTCATTAAACAAACAGCCCATCGACTGCTGATTGAGATTGTCATTCTTCAACTGGGTCAATGCCATTCACTTTCCGTCGTATGGTGTCGAGGATGTCGTGCACATCTGCAGACATCTTACTGTGGTCATGCCATACTTGGGCAAATCCGTAGCTCCTGTAACGCGGTTGTGCATCTTCAGTAGGATCTTGAATATAAACGTCGTCAAGCTCCGCGATCTGGCAGAAGGTAGTCGCGTAAATAAGTGCGATGATCAACACATTGCCTGTTAGGTCGGTATCCTCATCTGAAATGAAGTTTTCTAACATGCAAATTGAGAATTGCTCACGGCGCCAGTCGTATTTACAAATGATAACCGCATGAAGCTGTTCGGGCTCATCACGGTCGATCAGCTTTAACGTTATATCCAGTATTCCATCTACAGCGTCACCGCGATAGGTCTGCATCGCCCATCGCCAGTCCAAGTGGCTTTGTAAACTTGCATCTTCAAGCTGGCGTCTCTCTTCATCGCTCAAAACGCCTACAGAGATATTAGTCCATCCAAGTGATTCAATAGCTTTTTGTGTTGTTGCTAGACATTGATCATGTATTTGCTGAGTAGATAGGAAGCTCACTTCATGTCATCCTTTATCTTTTGTCCCACAGCAATTATATCGTTCAAGTGTGAAAGTAGGCGAGTTATTCTGACCTACGCCCCTCGCTATACGTGGTTTTAGAGGGCTGACATGACTGTTCCCAGCTGATTGCCACACGGCATTGTTCGCAAGATTTATGTCGACTCAATTATGAACGTCTGCTGATCGCTCATAACAGGCATTCACTACATTTATCTTCATTGGCTATGCAAGTCGTAATACAAGTTGGGACAAAACTGAGACACATAAGGCCTCACAATGGCTTGCAAGGCTTTACATGTTTTGATGTGATGGGACGTGTGAGCGCAGTGTTGATGGGGTAATGCTTTGAATTAGAAACGGATTCTTATAATTCGTAATGCGAAGGTCGTAGGTTCGACTCCTATTATCGGCACCATTAAAATCAAAGAGTTACCCCATATTTAAATACACCACGTTTCCTCCTGTGCCGCATTTGTGCCATTGTAACCTTGGCAATTCATCAAAATACTGTTCTGAACCGCCCCGGGAATCCTGGAGACTAAACTTCCTGAGAAAGAGGTAAACAGGATGACTAAAAATACTCGTTTTTCCCCTGAAGTCCGTCAACGGGCAGTCCGTATGGTTCTGGAAAGTCAGGGCGAATATGAC